CCCGACTGCCTCACCGACAACCGCTGCGCCCGGATGTGGGCGGGCGAGTGTTCTGGACCGAAAGAGGTGAAGCCGTGAGCACAATCACCCTGATTGAAATCCGCGACGCACTGCGCCGCACAGACCCCGCCTGGTGCGCACTGCACGGGCAGGAACAGATCAGCGAAGAAGAGTTCGACGAGCTTGTCGGGCGCGTCGAGGATGCCGTGGAGGATGCCCAGCATGGAACGCCCGCCTGACTTTGACGCTTTCTTCCGTTTTCTGCTTGAGGTGCTAATCGTGACAGTCGGCGTGTTCCTGTTCTTCGTGGTGCTGTTGGCGTGGATCTCGTGACATGCAAGCCAGGCCGACCGCCCTCTGTCACGATGGAGCAGTACCAGCGGGTCCTCGATGTAAAGGCCGCTCGTGCGGCGCTGCCGACGAATAAGGAACTTGCCCGCGAGCTCGGGGTTCCGGTGTCTACCATCATGGGTTTGCTTGGGCGCGGGCTAAAGGCGTACCAACCGAGGAAAGCGAATGGGCGCAAGTCAAAGGCGTAAGGGCGCAGCCGGTGAGAACGAGCTCGCCAAGATCCTGAGCGATCAGCTCGGCTGGGTGGTCAAGCGCAACATCGGTCAGGCCCGCGACGGCGGGGACGACATCACGACCGGCCAGTTCCGCTGGGAGGTCAAGCGCAGGAAGGGCATCGCCGTGCATGAATGGGTCGAGCAGGCCGTCCGTGCATCCGGTCCCGGCGACATCCCGGTCGTCGCCTGCCGGGGTGACGGCAAGGGTTGGCTCGTGGTGATGCGCCTCGAGGACGCCCTGCCGTTGATCCGTGGCGAGTTGCCGCAGCGGTAGTAGGGGGGTAGACTTGGGGCATGACCGAGACTGAGCGGAAACCTTGCCTGAACTGCAACAGCAGCGGCTGGGTGGCCGATTGGTCTGGCGGGTGGGTGCGGTGTCCCGACTGTGAGCCGCCGCCCCCGCCGAAGGTCGCGGTCGAGTTCGTGCGTGGCGCGAAAGTCAAGCGCAGGGTAGTAGTTGACAATGACTGGCCGTCGGAGGCCGCATGAAAGGCAAGAGCAAGGTCAACGAGGCTGGCAACTACACGAAGCCTGAGATGCGCAAAGGGCTTTTCAGTCAGATCATGGCGAAGGCGACGCACGGCACGGCGGCTGGACAATGGAGCGCACGAAAGGCGCAGCTCCTGGCGAAGATGTACAAGGCCAAAGGCGGTGGTTACAAGTGAAGAAGCCGCAGTTCAGCCTCAAGGTTTGGGGCGAGCAGAAGTGGCGCACCAAGAGCGGCAAGCCCTCGAGCGAGACCGGCGAGCGGTATCTGCCAGAGTCGGCAATCAAGGCTCTGAGTTCAGCCGAATATGCGGCAACCACTCGGGCGAAGCGCGAGGGTAAGGCGCAGGGCAAACAGTTTGTACCGCAGCCCAAGAAGGTTGCGGCCAAGACGGCGCGATATCGGTGAAGGCGCAGCTGCTCGGAGATAACGGCGATCAGGAAGGCGAGGATCTGTTCGGCTTTCGTCGCCGGAGAGGTGGTGCAATTCTGGGAGGAGCCGTCGGCAGGGTGCCAAGACTTGCGCCCAAGGCTACCGCCGGGATCGCCGCAGCGGGTCTCGGTGGTCCGTTGCCGGTTCGCGGTGGCGGTGGCGTACCGGGTGGCCCGCCGAGGCCGGGGCAGGATTATCAGGTCGAGGTGTCAGGATGAAGACCCCAGCATGGCAGCGGAAGGCAGGTCAGAACCCGAAGGGCGGTCTCAACGAGGCCGGTCGCCGCTCTGCCAAGGCCGAGGGGATGAACCTCAAGGCCCCAGTCAAGTCAGGGGACAACCCGAGACGCGCCAGCTTCCTCGCCCGGATGGGCAACGCTCCCGGCCCGATGGTCGGGAAGGACGGCAAGCCGACACGCCTCGCCCTCGCCTTGAAGGCATGGGGAGCGAGCTCGAAGGAAGACGCCAGGGCGAAGGCCAAGGCGATCAGCAACCGCAACAAGGGGAAGTGACATGCCGCTCAAGCAGGGATACAGCCAGAAGACCATCTCGCGGAACATCTCAGCCGAGGTTCGCGCCGGTCGCCCCCAGAAGCAGGCGGTGGCGATTGCCATGAGCACGGCTCGCAAGGCAGCCAAGAGCGCCGGTAAGGGAATGGCAGCACGCAAGCTGATGGCGAAGTGATGCCAGGAGGCAGACCAAGCATCTATACGCAGGAACTGGCAGACCGCATCTGTGAGCGGCTTGCATCTGGCGAGTCCCTGCGGGCTATCTGTTTGGATGAGGACATGCCGAACCGGCAGACAATCCTCAACTGGTTGAATGATAAGGCAGAGTTTGTCGGCCAATACGCACGCGCACGAGAGGATCAGGCCGAGGCTCACGCTGACCGCATCATCGAGATCGCGGACGACGAGAACATCGACGCGAACCACAAGCGCATCATGGTGGACGCCCGCAAGTGGGTAGCCTCCAAGCTCAAGCCGAAGCGGTACGGCGACAAGCTCGACCTCGAGCACAAGGGCGAGGTCGGCCTGACGGTCAATGTGCTGCGGTTCACCGATGCCGATAAACCTACCGGCTAACGGCTGGACTCCCCGCCCGTACCAGATGGGCGCGTGGGGCGCTCTGGAGGGCGGCTGTAAGCGCCTCGCGTTGGCATGGCACCGACGGTCTGGCAAGGACGACATCTCCCTGCACTGGGCTGCTGTGTCGGCCATGCAGCGGGTGGGCGGCATCTGGCACATGCTCCCTCAAGCCAACCAGTCCCGGAAGGCCATTTGGGACGCGGTGGACCCGCACACTGGCAGGCGACGCATCGACGCTGCATTCCCGCCCGAGCTGCGGGAGACGACCCGCGAGCAGGACATGTTCCTGCGGTTCAAGAACGGTTCGACTTGGCAGGTGGTCGGCTCGGACAACTACAACAGCCTCATCGGTTCCCCGCCCATGGGGGTGGTGTTCTCCGAGTACGCGCTCGCCGATCCCAATGCTTGGGCGTTCCTGCGTCCCATCCTTGCGGAGAACGGCGGCTGGGCCATTTTCATCTCGACACCTCGAGGCCGGAATCACTTCGCCCGTCTGGTGGACTACGCCCGCAAGGACCCGGAGTGGTTCGGTCAGGTGCTGACGGTCGAGGATACCAAGGCCATCTCGCTCGACATCATCCAGCGAGAGCGCAAGGAGCTGCGGGTCGAGCGCGGTGAGAAGGAAGCCGAGGCCATCATCCGTCAGGAGTATTACTGCGACTTCGACGCTGACATTCCGGGGGCGTACTACGGCGATGCCATCCTCAAGGCCGAGCAGGGCGGCAGGTCTGGCGAGTTTCCGCATATCGTCGGCCAGCCGGTCGGCACCGCATGGGACATCGGCATCGGTGACTCGACGGTCATCTGGTTTTACCAGCTCGTCGGCCAAAAGGTGCGCATCATCAACGTCCTCGAGGGGTCCGGCGTTGGGCTCGAGTGGTACGCCAAGAAGCTTCTCGCCATGGACTATGTGTATGCCGATCACATCTGGCCGCACGATGGCGCGGTGAAGGAGTGGGGGTCTGGCAAGTCCCGGCTCGAGACAGCGGCGGGATATGGGCTCAAGCCACGGGTGCTGGAGGCTGACTCGGTGGACGATGGCATCCAGGCGGTGCGTCAGATGCTGCCGGTGGTCGAGTGGAACAAGGCTCCCGACCCGTTCCCCGGCGAGAGTGCCGAGGATGCAGCGGCTCGCATGACCCGAGCGATCGACGCCATCCGGCAGTACCGGCGGGAGTACGACGACCGGCTGCAGCGGTTCAAGGACAGGCCGCTCCACGACTGGACGAGTCATTACGCCGATGCCCTGCGGTATCTCGCCAAGGGTCGCAGACCGTTCCGTGGGACGGTGCGGCGGGCTGGTCCGGGGGTGGCTGTAGCAGATTACTCAGTGTTCGGCTAGACTCGCGCCAAAGTCTGCCACGAGGTGCGCCATGTCCGGTCTGTTCAAGCCCAAGATGCCGAAGATCGAGCCGCCCCCGCCTGCTCCCGAGATCGATGTGGCGAAGCAGCGCGAGATCGAGTCCACCCGGCTGCGTCGGCGGCGCGGGCGTGCTGCCACGATGATGTCCACGCCTGAGACCCAGCAGATGGGCGGCGTCGCTACGACCCGACTGCTGGGCGGCGGCATGTAATGGCGACGAAGAAGATCACGCAGTTCAGCTCGCTAGCGCAGATCGACCTTGATTCTGCGGCTGATGTCCTGCCGATCGTCGATGTCGGCGCAAGCGAGACCAAGAAGGTCACGGCGAAGGCGCTGACCGGCGGGGCGGTGACCGACCTTGCCGCGACCTGGAACAATGTCGCCACGACCTTCAACGGCATCAAGCTCGATGTCACCGACACGGCCTCTGCAGCTGGGTCGTTCCTGCTCAATCTGCTCATCGGCGGTGCTGCCCGGTTTCAAGTGACCAAGGCCGGAAACGTGAGCGCCGCCGGCACCCTAGCAGTCACGGGCGCATCAACCCTGACTGGCGCAGTGACGTTCAAGAACGCGGCGCGGTCCGACTCGGCGACTGCTGGGGTGGGGTATGCGACTGGCGCGGGTGGGGCTGTCACGCAGCTCACCAGCAAGGCGACCGGCGTCACGCTCGACAAGATCTGCGGCACCATCACGATGCACAACGCGACTCTGGCGCACCAGACCCCTGTCGCATTCACGCTGACGAACAGCGCCATCGAGGCGACCGATGTGGTGGCCGTATGCGTGAAGTCAGGCGGCACTGCTGGTGCGTATCTAGTGAGCGCCGGCGCTGTCGCGGCTGGGTCGTGCTCCATCACCCTGTTCAACGCCCAGACCTCGGGCAATCTGTCCGAGGCCGTGGTGCTCCAGTTCGCAGTCATCAAGGCCGTAGCGGCCTAATCGGAGATAGACATGGCAACAGGCATTGTTCTCGTATCGAACGCCAGCGCGACTGGCGCATATTATCCGTGGCCCGGTGGCCGTGGTGAGTTTCGGGTGGAAGGCAGCTTCCCAGGAACGGTAAAGCTCGAGACGAAAGGCCCGAACGGCACCGCGCAGGATGTCGGCGTATTCACGACCCTGACCGCTGCCGGAGGTGGCATCTTCGAGCTCGGCGCTTGCGAGATTCGCTGCAATATCGCAACAGCTACCGCTGTCTATGCCGTTGCACTGCGGATTCCATCGCCGTCGTTCTGATGAACACGGAAGGCACCGATCTGCTGCGGACCTGTCCGCGCACCTTCCGGCGTACTATGGTGCGCACGGTGGCAGAGCCGTCGCTGTACCTCGACTTCACGGCGTCCAACACGCTTGATCCCCGCGTCACCTTCGCCCGCGCCTCGACTGCGACGTTCTTCAACTCGTCTGGCGTACTGTCTACGGCTGCAATTGACGAAGCCCGCTTCGACTACAACCCCACGACGCTTGCGCCGCTCGGCTTGCTCATTGAGGAGCAGAGGACGAATTCCATCCGCAACAACACAGGGCAGGGTGCAGTGGCGGGTACGCCGGGGACGTTGCCGACGAATTGGACTGGAGGAACAACGGTTGACAATCTTACACGAGAAATTGTCGGCACAGGCACAGAAAACGGCATCAACTACATTGACGTTCGTTATAGCGGTACATCTGGAGCATCTGGAAATCTCACGGTGTTGACGTTTGACGCGCTTAATTTCATTACTGCCGCAAATGCACAAACATGGACAGGCGCTGCGTATTTTAAGTTGGTTGCTGGAACGCTGACTAACGTAACTCTGTTGTCGCTTACTGTTCGGTACAACGATTCTTCGGGGTTGTCGTTAACGTCTCAAAACTCTGCGTTTACGCCAACGGCTAGTTTAGAGCGTGTTACTAATACATTTACTGCCGCGAATGCATCGACAGCATTTGTCATTGCAACGCTTGTTGCAAATTTTACTAACAATTTACCAGTAGATTTCACCCTCCGCATCGGCCTGCCCCAACTGGAGCAAGGCGCATTTGCCACGAGCGTCATCCCCACGACGACCACCGCCCTCACGCGCAACGCAGATGCAGCGACTATGACGGGGACTAACTTCTCGTCGTGGTATAACGCGAGTG